ATTGACGGAAATAGGTAAATCAAATATAATATAAACATGGTAGAAGAAAAAAAATATTACTATTCGGAGATATTCCACAGCATCCAAGGTGAAGGACACTACACAGGAGTTCCAACTGCGTGGATACGATTCTTCCTTTGTAATCTACAGTGTAATGGGTTTGGACAGAAAGATCCAACAGATCCAAGCACATATGAATTGCCATTTGAAAATTTTGATGTATCCAGTGTAAAACGTGTCGAAGACTTACCTGTGTGGGACAAAGGTTGCGACAGTTCTTACACATGGGCCAAAAAGTTCAAGGGCCTCATGGGGCAGGAAACACCCACAGTGTTGGCGGACAAACTTGTTAATATAATTAAGACGGACTCCAATCCGCAGGGCAAGTTTTTACATCCGTTGTCAAAACAGCATCAGCATTTGTGTTTCACAGGCGGTGAGCCTTTGATGGTCACAGGTCAGGCCGCGGCGGTTGGAATATACAGGGCACTGGAAAAACAGAACAACCTTCCCGGATCAATGACGTTCGAAACAAATGGCACACAGATATTGCGAGAGCCTTTCAAGGAATGGGTAAGACACATAGACACAGAAGTTTTCTTTAGTGTTAGTCCAAAACTGTTCACAGTGTCAGGAGAGAAGACAGAAAAAGCAATCAAGCCCGACAACGTGGCTGAATATTACAAACTATCCAAATCAGGACAATTGAAATTTGTAGTTGGAGCCACAGACAGAGAATGGGAAGAACTGGAGAGCACCATACAGAAGTTCAGAGATGCTGGTGTGGAATGGCCAGTTTGGGTCATGCCAACAGGTGCCAGAGAAGAAGAACAGACAGCAACCGCTGGTAAAGTAGCAGAAAAGGCATTCAAGAAAGGCTACAATGTGGCCGCCAGGGTACACGTTTATCTGTTTGGTAATGCAATTGGAACATAAAAGTAGACGGAAAGGTAAAAATATAATATAATAATACTATGAAGGTAAAGAAAACAGCAAAGACAACCATAAAGAAGAATAATAAAAAAAGTTCTAAAAAGAGTGAAGAGCCAATTGTAAAAGTTCTTAATCTTAATGTTAATCCAGAGAATCCAAGAAACGGCTTCTTTGAATTAGATTGGAATGCCGAATTTGTAAACATGTTAAAACAGAGTGGCTACCAAGGACAGACTGAAGAAGAGATTGTGGACAGGTGGTTCCAAACACTGTGCAGGACAATAGGCAACGAACAAGGACTTGACGTCACTGGATCTGGATACGTTCAGATAAACAGAAGAGACGATGGCAAAACTGAGGTGTCCTAATGGCACACATCCTTGTAGACACAGCCAATACATTCTTTAGGGCTAGGCACGTGATTAGAGGCGATACCAGTGAGAAGGTTGGTATGGCAATACACATCATGATGAATTCAATTAAAAAAGCATGGCAGGATTTTGACGGGGATCATCTTGTGTTCTGTTTAGAGGGTAGATCATGGCGTAAGGATCATTACGCACCATATAAAAGGAACAGAAAAGAAATGGCAGACGCAATGACCGAAAAAGAAAAGGAAGAAAATGAAGTGTTTTGGGAGTGCTATGATGATTTTTGTGATTTTATAAAAACGAAAACAAATGCAACCGTACTAAGAAACGCACGAACAGAGGCCGATGATCTGATTGCACGTTGGATAGATAAACATCCTGACACGAATCATGTTATAATAAGCACAGACAAAGATCTTAATCAATTAGTAGCAAAAAATGTTAAGCAGTACAATGGTGTTACAGAAACAACAATTACACACGAGGGTTGGTTTGATAGTAAAGGTAAACACGTGATAGACAAAAAATTAAAAGCGGCAAAACCGGCACCAGACCCAGAATGGATAGTGTTTGAAAAGGCAATGAGAGGTGATCCAAGCGATAACATTTTCAGTGCTTATCCTGGAGTCCGTACAAAAGGAACAAAAAATAAAATAGGTTTGCAAGAGGCATTCGCAGACAGAAATGAAAAAGGGTACACATGGAACAATCTCATGTTGACAAAATGGGTCGACCATGACGGAAAGGAACACAGAGTAATGGAAGACTATGAGAGAAATCGATTATTAGTCGATCTACATCTACAGCCCGAAGCAATCATAGAGGAGATGGATCAAACCATTACGCAGGCCAAAGCCGAAAACAAAAGCATCGACCAAGTTGGAATCAGATTCATGAGGTTCTGTGGCAAATATGATTTAAATAGAATTAGTGAGCAGGCGCAACTTTATGTGGAGCCATTTAATGCGAGGTTACAAGCATGACAGTAAGAGCAAAGACCCTAGTCAAAGACAAATTCTGGATAGTAGAACAGGACGGACAAAAACTTGGCACACTACAGAAGCAAGAAGATAACGGGTGGACATTTTTAAGCAAAACCGACAAACGTCAAGTATTTCACACACAGGACAGTCTATTCAGTAAGTTTGGATTTGAAATTTTCGATAGTTCAAATATCGCTAAACAGCAAGATGAAATACAGACAGATAACTTTGATGTACACGGTTTTCCTTGCACTCAGCATCCATATAATCCAATGTTTGACGTGCAAAGGCAACTTCCTGTTTACACAAAAACGCCTAAGAGCAAAAGTCAATTTTGTGCAGGTTACTACATAATCTGTTTCGAAAAAGGGTGGAGAAAAGCATACTGTCCAAAAATGATTACACTTTCGAGATACAAATACAAGGGTCCTATGAAAACAAAAATAGAAATGCAACAGGTATTGAACAATGCAGTCAAAGAGTTCCAAGATACAAACTAGGCCCATTGAAGATCTTATAGGACGTATAAGAACATTACGTCAAAAGGGAGAAAGACAGATCATTTTGCAGGCCAAAGAAGCAGACCAATTGGCTGACAGCCTTACCCAAGTAATGACACGTATGGTGACCATTCAAGAAGAGATTATCGAAGCACTCAAAACCGCCAAAGAGGCCCAGACCATAGACATAGAAATGGACGGCGGAGAGTTCAAGTCCAAATAGCATACCACAATTTTTGGTAAATATAGTTGTATAGTTTTACAATTATGAGCAGACCTAAACCCACAGTGTTGTTACAACACAGTAACAAATCTACCTTCAAAATGGACGAGGTCCTAGCGGCTGAAGGCATATGGGCGGTGTTCTATGATGGAAAACCAATCAACTTGAAATCTTCAAGTTTGGTTGCCAACTACCCTGGACCCAAATACAAAAAGGTGTCATTCTCCAACCCAGGTCATGCTGAAAACCTAGCAAAGAAGTTAAATGCCCAACACAACACTGACAAGTTTGGCGTGTACCTATTAAAATCCGGCGAAAAATTTAGTAGATAATTACTTTTAACATGGATCGTAAAACAGCCTATACCCGAACCTTCATGCAACTATTGGAACAACCAATACATGACGAGACCATTAAAAATAGTTACTATGCATGGTGGCAAAATGTGCGGGAAAGTTACCAAGCAAGATCGCTACGACTGACCAAACAAGGCCTTACCATGTTGGAAAAACTTGACATAAAGATGTACGACATCAAGTTTCCTGCCAAAGTCATATTCACACCCCAAACATACCTTTGGTTAGATGAGTTTGTTGACTGTCCTTATTACGTTGATAAACAAAAAATCATAGTAACCATGGAAAAAATGGCATTACAGCTCATGTTATTTGCCGGAGATATCACAAAATACGGATTGGCACGAGCTATGAGCAAGATGGACGAACAAAAAAGTCAATAAAACTGCGACTTTTAGCACTGGTTTACCAGGTTGACCTATAACATAATTCTGCTATAATATTATTATAAACATTTTAAACAGGAGTGTACAAAATGCCAAGAGCAAAAAACAAAGAAGCCGCAGTAGGTTCACAAAACAGAACAGTTTCACCTAACGAAGCCAAGTCAGCATTAACACATTGTATTCAATTACAGAGGCCGATAATGATGTGGGGAGCACCAGGTATTGGAAAGTCCGATATCGTTAAGCAGATTGCAGATGCTGAAGGAAGGGAAGTTATAGATATTAGACTTCCTTTATGGGAGCCAACAGATATTAAGGGTATTCCTTATTACAATTCAAAAGAAAATAACATGGTATGGGCAAGTCCGGCAGAATTACCAACAGATCCAAAATCTAACGCCATTGTTTTCTTAGATGAGCTTAATTCGGCGGCCCCGGCAGTACAAGCGGCGGCCTATCAGTTAATTTTAAACAGAAGAGTAGGACAGTATCACTTACCAGAAGGCGTTTCAATTGTAGCCGCAGGTAATAGAGATAGTGACAAAGGAGTCACTTATAGAATGCCTGCCCCGTTGGCAAACAGATTTGTCCATATTGAACTTAGAGTGGATTTCGAAGATTGGATGGAATGGGCCACAAACCAACACATACATGCAGACGTTGTAGGTTATTGCACATTTGCTAAACAAGATTTATACGATTTTGATCCTAGAGGCAGTTCTAGGTCATTCGCAACTCCAAGATCATGGAGTTTCGTCTCTCAACTTCTATCAGATGACCTGCCAGAAAGTACGCTCACTGACCTCGTTGCAGGTTGCGTAGGAGAAGGACTGGCCGTTAAGTTTATGAATCATCGTAAGATTAGCGGTCAGCTTCCTAACCCATCTGATATACTAAGCGGTAAAGTAAAAGATTTAAAAAGTAAAGAGATATCAGCAATGTACTCTCTTACAGTCTCTCTTTGCTATGAACTACAACAGGCACACGAAAAGAAAGACAAAACTTGGAATGAACAAGCAGATAGGTTTTTCAATTACATGATGGACAACTTTGAAACAGAGTTGGTTGTAATGGGTGCGAAGATTGCCTTAACAAATTACAAACTTCCGTTCGATCCTAGCAAATTAAAATCATTTGATAGATTCCATAAGAAGTTTGGAAAATATGTCATCACTGCTATGGAGTCTAAATAGTGGATTATAAAGAACAAAAAATAATAGACAAATTAGTTACCGCAAGGATTGCCTTACTATTAAAGCATCCGTTCTTCGGCAACCTGGCTACTAGGCTGAAACTTGTTAATGCAGACGACTGGTGTCCGACAGCAGGCACAGATGGTAGACACTTCTATTACAACACAAAGTTCATAGATTCACTTACGCCAAAGGAAGCAGAGTTCCTATTTGGTCATGAGGTATTACACAATGTATTCGAACATATGTTAGTGAGAATTGGAGATAGAGATCCACAACTTTGGAACATTGCGGCGGACTATGCCGTAAACCAAATATTGAAAGACAGCAATATTGGTGAAATGCCCAAAGGCAAAAAAGGTGAGAATAAAGGTTTCCAAGATGACAAGTATAAGGATTGGGCTTCTGAAAGAATATACGACGACTTGTTTAAGACTGCTAAGAAAAATGGTAAGAAGTTCCTAGAGAAAATGGGTGAACTGATGGACGATCACCAAGAGTGGGGTAAAGGTGATGGCGGAGGTGAAGGCAAGGGCAAAGAGAAAAAAGGTGGCAAAAGTGGAAAGCCTGTGTATACGAAAGAAGAATTGAAGAAGATACGTGATGAAGTCAAGGAGGCGATGGTAAGTGCGGCACAGAGCACGGGTGCTAGTAATTTACCGGGAGCATTACAAAGACTAGTAAAAGATCTTACAGAGCCTAAGATGGATTGGAGAGAAATTTTACAACAACAGATAATGAGCACACTAAAGTCAGACTACACTTGGATGAGACCTAGTAGAAAAAGTTGGCATACTTCAGCCATACTGCCTGGACAGAACAATGATGAGATGATTGATATATGCTTGGCTTTAGATGCCAGTGGTAGTATCAGTAATGACCAATGTAAAGAATTTTTGACTGAAGTCAAAAACATAATGGATCAATATAAAGATTTTAGAATACATCTTTGGAGTTTTGACACTGCGGTGTTTAATCCAAAAGTTTTCACGCCTGATAATGCAGACGAACTGTTCCTCTT